CTCAAGGTGCACTGTGTCGCTGCGATTCCAAAGTGGTGTGGCAACCCAAAGCCACTGCGTTTTAACGTATACAAGAGCTGGGCGGTATGTTGGCGTACGAGCGCTTCGGGAGCAGTTTTCCTGTCGTGTGCTCAGTTTGTCATCATGCTGAGTTGGAGTTCCTCCGCTATCCACGTAGCGGTGAGGATCACATGTATCGTCACATGACAATCAGCCGTACTTGCAAGAGGTGCAACAACACCATGTTCAAGTGGCCGAATGAAGTTGACGCTCGTGTGTGTTTACCTACGGGGCTGATTGCTGACGCGACGAGTTTCGCGCAGAAGCACCAGGCCAGCCTGGCCTGGGGCATCAAGCCTTCGTGTGCGGACCTCCAACTTACGAACCTCGAGTGCGCTGCCAGAGACGACTTTCGCAGGCGAGCCTACCTCACGGTGGGGCACGCAGCGGTGGTCGACGAGCTGGTGTTCACGGGTTACACTTTTGGCAGGCGGGTTGCCGCCAAGGTGTTGCCCACGTTTTGCGGTCTATGCCGCGAGCCGACTGCTTGGAGAGCCTGGGATACGCCGGCGGCCCCTCGGGTCGCACAGCGGTTTTACATAGGCGACAGCAGCGGAGACGGGGACTCGGGGTCTCGTGGCGTGCGTCCTGAACTCAATGGAGGGCGCGCGCGAGACGACGACGGCGGAAGGGAAGGTGCAGTTCCGCCGGGTGGGGACAATGAGAACGGTTTCATGTTCCCAGGTGAGGCGCGGGCCACTGTGTGCCCCGCTGAACCAAGCGCGGCCGACGCTCTCGCGGAGGCCAATGCCGCTACGGCTGTTGAGGAGCAACAACGCGCTTACGTGGAAGGCGGCGTGTTGCACAGCACAACGACAGCCGCACCGGGTGACCGCCCGGAGTTGGTCGAGCCGCCAGGTCTGGAGGGCGGCGAAGCTAGCGGGAACAGAACGGCAGTGGCCAGGTTTCCGCAGCTCACCGAGTCGGCCAACTATTTGCACTCGAACAACCCGAAGAACCTTCAGCTTGCGCACGATCTTCGCAACATCGGTATTGGTTATCACAACCCGTACGTATCTGAGGCGAAGACGCGCGACTTGTTTGAGGACGGGTTGAAGGAGAAGGTGTTCACGGCCAAACGCGCCAAGGCCGCGATGCGCGATTTTGAGACGACGCGCAGGTCGGCGTTGCCGAAGAAGCTTACCCATCAGGCCGCCTACGAGGCGGAGATCAGAGCGATGAATGCTGCTCTGACTGCCGATGGTGTGGGCTACGATACGGTGGTCGAGGCTTTTGTAAAGAGTGACGTGTCGGCGAAAGATAGACCTCGCCCAATCGCGAATCACAAGGAGACGCGGTTGTTCGCTCTTGCCAAAGTAGCGTACGTGTATGAGCACATTCTCTTCGATGTGTTTAGGAGCGGCTCAATCAAGGGCCGCGGCAAACACACCGCGATTGGGGAGATTGTGGGCAACATGTCGAAAATGAGGAAAGGTGCGAGATTTGTTGAAAACGACTTGACGTCGTTTGAATTTGGCATATCCGAGCCATTGAAACAGATCGAACAGCGCATCTTTCAGCACATTGCGCGTCTTATCGGCGTGGAAGACAGTGGGCAACTGCTGTTTGACCGCGTCGTTAACGACCGCGATAAGTGCGCCACTTGGCGCATGACTTTTAAGGACAGCACTGGAGAGAAGAAGAGCATTAAGATAGTGCTGGGCCAAACTATGAGGGAGAGCGGAGACCGGGTAACAAGTTCCGGTAACTTTCTCCAAAACCTCATAGCTTGGTTTTCTTATTTAGTCGACCCCGAGCATGTGGACGATGCGCTCGATACTCTGATTAAATTCAGAGGTGCACGCATGTTCTACGTGTCACCGCGTTGCAGGGAGACGGTGACCGACAGGAACGGCGCGCAGGTGAGGCGCAAGTTCATGGCGTGTATGGCCTTCGAAGGCGACGACACCGCTGCCCGCTTCGAAGAGAAGATCTGGTCGGATGAGGGGCCTTGCCCCGTAGCAGAGTTCTTCACGAGGTGGGGATGGAAGGCGAAATTGGTGTGGAAGCCTCTCGAAGGGGACACCTACCTGCGTTTCGTCGGATACGAGGTCCTGCTGTGCGACAGCGATGTGGTGTACGATGGCGGCAACATCGTAATGACTCCTGAAGTCAAACGTCTGATCAAGACCAAGTCATGGTCTGCTACGGACGTCACACCACAAGAGCTCAAAACATGCATCCGTATCTTCGCGGCAACGCTCGCTGAGGGATTTAAGCATGTGGAGCCTATGCACGCTTTCCTGCAGGCCCTATACGATGATAATGCCGGCGGCGTGGATGTGTGCGCCGAGAAAGTGCGTGAGTACGTACTCGCGGTTAGTGGTCACCTTCCGGATGCTGATATGAAGGTGAGCCGCGCGGTGCCCATGCCCGGTTTCGAGTGCGGAGACCCCTCGAAGTGGAAGCGCCTGCTGCGCGTGAGCGCAGGCGACTTTACTGACAGGGAGTGGGCGGATATGTGCCATATTGGTACCGTGCGGATGCATGGTGCCGATCTGGCCACCTGTGTGCCCGCCTCTTGGCGGGCTTAGCGCGTAATACCTTGTTTCACCCCCGGCCGCTGCCGGGATTTTAATAAGCGTGTTTAAGCACCTACGTCCCACCTTCGGGTGTAAATTACCTGCGATCTGCGACACAGGGGCGCAGGGTCGTGCACTAGTCGATCGGTTTGGGCGGGCCGGTCGTCGACGACGGAGTGCTGCCGGTGCACGATAAGATGGTCCAGGTTGCAATGATCCACGCGCCTGGTAGGGGACGCGGGGGGGGGTTTTCTTTATATCGACTCCACACGACCCCCCCTTGGCCGGGACTGTCCCTAACTCCACCCTTATGCCTGAGTAGCCGGGGCTAGTCCGGTGAACAGCCTGGGAACGCTGGGAAGCGATACGGTGAGGGCGCTACCGCTACCCGTCTGCAGCGGTTTCTGTTGTGTGGGCGACAGAGTAAAGTGGTAGTTTGCGCATGTGAGGGTCCCGAAGCGGAGCGGCCTGCGAGTGCAGGGTTTAGCCTTACCTGCATGAATGTGGGCTTAGCTCCGTGGATGTTCCGTTTGGCTCGCACGGCCAGGTGGATAATAGACCGCAAGGTCTTGGCATGCGCAACAAATGGCATCGAGCGCTATACGGGGCGCTATTCTGCAGTTTTTGGGGGACGGCCCCCCCGCTTCTACACGCTTTAATAGCGATCCGTTTTGCGAGTCGTGGCGCCTGGCTAGCGCTGCTGCTCGCGACGGTGGGTATTATAAGAAAATTAAAACAAGGCGGTTTTTACGCTCAAGGTGTACTGTGTCCACCGCCTGCTCGGTCGATGCTCAAAGCAGTGAGAGTTTCGGCCTCCAGAGTGATTTGCGACAATGGCTCAGAAGAAGAGCAACAAGTCGGCTCAACCTCAAAGGCGCAAGCAGCGCGCTCGCGCGACGGCCAGTCGTCAGCACGCGACGCGCGTCTTGGCCACTGGCGTGGGTGCGTCGGTTGGCAAGGCCTTTGGGAGTACCTCGGGTGTTGGTCTGCATTGTTGGGATGCAAAGCACAAGGCGCACATGCCTCTGCCGCGTTCAGTGGGCCCTTACACGACTGTGAGGGCTACGCGGCGTGTACAAGTGTCCACACATTGCAACGTGATCGGGACGTGTCAGACCCAGGGCGGGTCCGCGGAAGCCAAGCACTGGTCGGAGATCATCATGCTCTCCGACGTGACCGCTTCGAACCCCATTAACGCCACGAACAACGTCCAGAGCACGACGATCGACCTTGGCGGCCTCGGCGACGCTGCCACCCTGGTTCCATCAGCGCTTTCTGTGCAGATTATGTGCCCCACCGCTCTCCAGAGCGCGTCGGGCATCATCTATGCCGGCGTGATGGACACACAGGCAGCCATCGCGGGTCGCACCGACACCTGGGACGCATGGATGAACAAGTTCGTCCAATTCCAGAATCCCAGGCTGTTGGCTGCGTCGAAGCTGGCCTTGCGCGGCGTGCAAGTGAACTCATACCCGCTCAACATGACGGAGGTGAGCAAGTTCACGCCGCTAAACAAGCACAGCGACGCGACCTACACCCTCGCCGCGGGCGCTGATGAGCCGAGCGGTTGGGCGCCGATTGTGATTTACAATCCGCAAGGCGCCAACCTGGAGCTGCTCATCACCGTCGAGTACCGCGTGCGATTCGACCTCGACCACCCGGCCAGCGCATCGCACACTCACCATCCCGTCACGCCAGACGCCGTGTGGGATCGGATGGTGCGCAGCGCAGTGGCACTTGGGAATGGGGTCATGGACATTGCCGACGTGGTGGCAAATACAGGCATGGCAGTGGGACGCGCGGCCCTGGTGGGCCGCCGATTGTCTGCACTGCCCTCTGCCGCGCTGCCGGCGCTCATGTGACCTGTCGCGGTCGCTCCGGAGCCTGCTCGCATTGTTCGTGCGTCGGGCTAAGACCGGGTTATAAAAACCTCCACGATGACGCTGCGTGGGGGGCTCCGCTGGAGTAGCCAAGCGTTGGGCATCATAACGTGTAAGAC